GGAAACCCGGGGCGGTTCAGTAAGGTTTTGCCCGTCTGTTGTTTTTTGCGCATAAAACAGATACGCAGCAGACGTTCCAACCTCAAAAACGTTTTGTCGAGTACTGGAACCCCACACCCTGATACTAACTGGTAGTTCTGAATTACCTGAATTAAGTAAAGCAAAACGATTGCCAGTCCCTGTTTGTTTTCTAATTACTAAATCGGCAGTTGAGTTAACCTCATCTTTGTTGATGGTTAGCGCCTGCGCTGTAGCACCGTTAACAGTGCCACTTAGTAGTTGAACCGCTCCATCATCGCCATTTAACAGCACTTGAGCGCTGCTTCTGTGGTTTTTCAGGAACAACATTTTGCCTGTGCTTTCTGATGTGCCTACCGACCACGCCGAATTGGTTCCAGTGCTATCAACACCGCGCACAGCACAATTCATACTACTGTAATCTGACGTACTCCCCAGCACATCAACACGCCCGCCGCCTAATTTTGATGGAGTCGTCGAGGTTAACGACCTGACGGTTACATCCTGATTCCATCCTGAAACAACTACCTGACTCCACTCCGTCCAGTTTCCATTGACAACAAAGCGAACGTATATGCGTTTTGTGTCGCTGCCAATCAGCGTTTGCATGATCGCATAATCTGAACCCGTAGTTTTACGAGTAGATTCTACACGTAGCAAAAAGTTACCGCTTACGCCGTCAGGCTTATTGGTAATATATGCACCACCTGCAACAGTTTTGCATTGATAGTATTTAACAGATCCAGCCACTGTATTAGCAATGATCAAGTCGTTTAAATCAATAGTCTTGTTGTCAATGGTTTCCGGCTCGATAGATCCCGCCATACCTGCGTTAAATGTGGCAAAGTCAGAAAAGGTTGTTTTACCGCCTACCGTCACCCCGCTATCGAGTTTTGCTTGTGTGATTACTTTGCTGTTTTTTGTGTGGTCAGAATAACTACCAAAATACAAATCACCGTCACCAGCTATACCCAGGTATTTTTGATCAACATCATCAACCTTAAACCCAATGGACAAGTTTTTAATTGTGTTGTTGCTCGTTAAAACCAAAGGCGTATGCTGAGATCCTTTGATGCTTACCGTAGTGTTATCGGAACTGGTGCTTGTGTTTGCAAATTCTGCGGTGGCTGCGCTGATTTTGTAAGTTATTTTTAGATTGCGGGCCTCAACCCTCCCGTCGTGGCGAACAATAAAATCACCACTTGATTCACCTTTTGTGTTTTTCGCCCTGATGTGGATTTCGCCAAGTGATTCGTTGTTTTCAGGCGACCAAACAACGCCGCGCTCGCTTCCGTCGTTGTTCATGAACCACAGATGAGCGGTTCCTTTTGCTGATTTTAGCCTGATAGATGGCGTTTCTTTCAATATATCAAGATCACCAGACATAACATCGCCGGATTTTTTCACCTGCGCATCGTTAGTTACGTTGCCAAGTCCAACATCCGATTTCGACGGCTTGTTTGCCGAGCCGTATAGCTCATTGATGCTAAAAGTCCCGTTGTTAAGCCGGGCATCGTTGCCGGCATAGATCTTAATCTTCGCGGTTGAGTAGTCGATATTGATCGCTGACCACGTATCGCCGCACCGCGAGAATATACCAGAACCGTGGCTATAAATGGTCGCCGTGCTTCCGGTCGGCTTATCACCGCGCCAGAAATGACCACCTTTGTCACGCAGAGCTTTTAAGATCTCTACATCGCTCATCTTGCCGTTTGTTGATATCCCGCTACCGCCAAGACCGAAAGCGCCTGTAAGCATAGCATTAGAAAGACCCAAATCTGCTTTAGTCGGCTTGTTTAACTGGTCGTAAATCCTTACAACGGGGCTTTCAACATATCCAGAAGGCGCGGCGGTTTGCTTAACAAATCCGTCTGGAATGTATAATTCCGGGCGTGCCGTCTGCGCCAGCACCGCAACCTTTGCGCCGTTGATAAATGCGCGCTGGAAGGCCCAAACCTCAATAAAGCCGTCACCTTTAACCAGGCCGTAACGCATCTGGTTGTTATCGGTCAGCCCGGTTGACCCTAAGCGGCGTATACTCAGATGACGAGAAACATTATCCGCACTAAGCAAAGAAGGCAGACCGCGCGCCGAGATCTCGATAAAGTCAATGTTTCCGTAAGGGGAGCCGTAGTTACCGGCATTAGTAACCATTAGCGTTACATGGCAATTGCCGCTTCCGGGATCGGAAAGTTTCGCGATCTTTATGTAAAAAGACTCATTACCAGTAACAACGGGCCAATCGTATTGCGTCATCGGGCTGACGAGTCCCCCGACCTTGTCGAGATATTCTTTCGCCTTGTTCTCTGACGCTTTAGCGTTGGTTTCGCTGACCTTTGCTGCTGCCTCACTATTTTTCGCGTTGGTTTCTGATTTTTTGGCTGCTGTCGCGGAGTTTGCCGATGCAGTTTGTGAGTCTGCTGCCGCCTGTGCGCTGTTATCCGCATTCGTCTCAGACGTTTTTGCGGCCTTCGCGGAATTTCCTGCTGCCGTTGCCGAGGAAGCTGCACTGCCGGCGCTCGAGGCAGCGCTCGTTTCTGATGATTTTGCCGCCACTTTTGAAGCCGACGCATCCCGGGCTGAGGTGGCAGCTTCTGACGCTTTCGTGGTCGCGGTGGATGCAGATGTGGCCGCAGATTTTTGTGATGCTGCGGCATTCATTTCCGACGTTTTCGCTGCACCGGCACTGGTGGCTGCCGCGCTTTTTGAAGACTCTGCGGCGGCAGCACTTTTTGATGCTTCAGTGGCCTTTGTTGATGCCGTTCCTGCGCTGGAAGACGCTGACTGAGCCGACGACGCGGCCTGTCCGGCTGACGTGCTGGCTGCACGTGCTGAGCCTGCAGCATCAGTCGCACGGGTTGCCGCCTCACGGGCTGATGTGCCGGCATCGCTGGCTGACTTCTTCGCGGCTGCCGTGTTCTGTGCCACCGCGGACGCGTTACGCGCCACCTCTTCCACCATCAGTTCAAAACGGCGCAGTGCCTCAGGACGGGCATCATCCTCCGTCATGGCACCGAGAAAATCATTCAGCGTACCGGGTCGGGAATCTTCATACACGGTGATGGTCCCGGCATGTGACGGCGGGAATCCTTCCACCAACAGAATAACGCTGTACTGACCGTACTCAACGTCCATGCTGTAACGCCCGGCTTCATCCGGATTTTCTGAGGCCAGCGTGTTCACCACCACCGTGGTACTGTTACGTTTTGCTTTCAGCTGGATTGTGCAGTTCTGTACCGGTTTTCCTGTGCCGTCTTTCAGTACACCTGAAATCTTTACTGCCATATTCACCCCACAAAAAAGCCCGCCTGAACCGGCGGGCTGTCATAACACTGTGTTACCTGGCTAATCAGAATTTATAACCGACACCCACGATGAAACCGTCAGTGCGCCAGTCGCCACTGCCGGAACCTTCATAAGCGACATCAACGGCCACGGATTCGGTCGGGTTAAACTGCACGCCAGCCCCCCACGCCAGAGACGTGTTGCTGTGGCGACCGTCATCACTTCCGGTCAGCACGTCGTGCGTTTTCCCCTTGTTGTCAGTTACGCGGAGATAATCCCCGGAGAAAGTCGACACACGGCTGTAAGCCATACCCGCCATCGCATACGCGCTGAACCATTCATTCACGCGCACAGACGGCCCCGCCATCACGCTGAACCAGCGGTTACGCACGGAATCTTCATGCCAGCGGGTATCGCTGTAATGCGTTTTTTGCTCATCTTTGGCATTGGCATAACTGAATGACGTCACCAGCCCCAGCGTGTCCGTAAATTCATAACGGTATTTCACGTTAATCCCGTTCAGATTATCGCTGCCGGGGACGTTCGTACGGGCATGAAGATACCCTGCGCTCAGTGTGGACTGGTGTTCAGACGCCCATGCAGGCGTACCTGATACGGCCAGACAGATGGCTGCGGACAAAATAGCTGCATAAACTTTACGCATAATTACCTCTCGCTTTTCTGCAATAAAAAAGGCGCCATTTCTGGCGCCCGTATCTGGGTTATAAAATTCAGCTAATCGTGATGCCTGCAGTGGCTTTCTTCATCACCACAACCAGCAAATCGCTGATACTGGCTGTGGGATACCAGTTATTTACCAGCCATGCTGACACCGAAAACTCCAGTGTCATGTGACCGTGACCGGCAGGCATATCAATAACACCACTGTAAATCAGCGTATTATCCAGCGCGGTACGGTTATAAATTTCAGCACCGTTTTTCCGTACTATCAGGCGGCATGACGAATAAATATCGTTATTCTCCCGCTCATGTTTAGCGCCGCTGAATGCCACCGCCGGAATAACAATCTGCCGGTCAAACGGCTGATCGTCATAAACCCTGACGGTGATGGTCCCTGATGGCCACCGTTCCGGTGCACGGGAGTCCCGGGGGAAAGCTTTGCCCACTGTTTTAACGAGATCGCCTTCAATCTGGTTGGCGGACAGTTTTCCCAGAACCCGACAGTTCTCGTTAATCGTGACGTTGTTGAGCGTCCCGGCGTTCGCATTCACGTTACCGCTGATATCGGCATTTTTCGCCGTCAGCCGCCCGTCCGGTGTCAGGGAAAATACCGGAGGATTACCGCCGCTGGTAATGGTGGGAGCCGTCAGGCGTTTCAGGAACACTTCGTTCATGAATATCTGATCGCCCTGCCCAACAAACATCGGCTTTGTGTTGCCATTCGCAGGATTAATCATCGCAATCCTGTCTGCCGCCAGCAGCACCTGACTCTGCATGCCGTCAGGGGTGTTCTCAATACCGGCACCAATACCCGCGATATAAAGGCGTCCGTCCTGCATCTGCTGCAGCTTCACAGCCCACATGCTGTTCAGGTTATTATTTGTATCAACCTGAACCTTCTGTATCTGCTGAATTGCCGCACTCTGGTCTTCCAGTTTCTTATTGACGGTCTGCGTGATTTCATTGCTGACATCCGTAATGGACGTCCTGATTTCAGCCAGGTCAGGCGCAAGCTGACCGTTATCAATCTGCGTCCACAGCTCCTGAGCCAGATGGGTTTTCCCTATCTCGCCTTTGAAAAAATCCAGATAACCGGATGCATCATCACTCGGCTGACCAACAGCCTCCACGAATGCCGATTTGCCAACGGTGTTCACACTGCGGATATAAAAGTAATAATCATGGCCCGGTTTGATATTGATACTGGCGGCTATCCAGTACAGCGCCGTGCCAAGATAGCGTGCTGTGGTTTCAACCTGCCTGATATCGGTAATCCGCTTTTCCGAGAACCAGAACTCAAACTGTACCGTCGGATCATAAACCGCAAGATGCGGCGTGGCGGTTATCTGAAAATAGCCCGGCGTCAGCTCAATCCGCGACGGCGCTGCCGGTGCGGCAATCCGGAACGATACCGACGCCGGATCGCCCTGCTGCCCCCACGCATTTACTGCCCGGACTGTCAGCCTGTAGTTCCCCAGCGCCAGTTGTGTGAAGCGGTAAGTGGTTTCCGTCGTCCGGGCCGTGCTGACCAGCCACTCACTGCCGTCATCCGCTGTTACGGTCAGACGGAGCAGGAAGCTCACGCCCTTCACCACCTTCGGCGTGTCCCAGCGCGCCAGCACCTGATATTCCCCGCTGTCTGCGGTGACTTCGGCAGTCAGGTGCTGCACCGCTGGCGGCGTGACACCATTCACCGTGCCGCTCTGGTCGCCGTCAAAGTGCGCCCCGTTATCCACGATGGCTTCTTTTTCCGGTACATGCTGCACGGCGGTGATGGCATACGTGCCGTCATCGTTCTCACGGATACTCACACAGCGGAACAGGCGCTGGCGCAGCGTCGGCAACTTCAGCCCCCACACGCTGTATTCTGCAACACCATCAGGAACCCGGCTCACTTTCACCTTCACGCCGTCGGTGACGGACTGGACCTCCACGCTGACCGGATTACCCTGACCGTCAACCAGGCTTATCAGCGTGGTACCGGAGGATGGCAGCGTGATTTCACGGTCGAGCGTCAGCGTCCGGGTCTGGCTGTTCACCGCCAGCACGCGCCCGCCGGTGCTGATACCCGCATAGTCATCATCGCAGATTTCAATGACATCCCCCGGTACATGGCGAAGCCCTTCCGCACCCACGCTGAAGTCCACGGTCTGCGTTTCCAGCAGTTCCGTTTTAATCAGCCACAGCCCGGCGCGGTGCGCCTGCCCCCGGCTGGTACAGCCAAAGGCATCCATCTTCGTGACGTTACGACCGTAACGGGCAATGGCCTGCGTATCTTCAACAAGCTCTGTCGCCGTCTCCCAGCCGTTGTCCGGGTCAATCCAGTTCACCTCAACGGCATTATGGCGGTCTTTCAGGGCGCTGAAGCTGTAGCGGAACGGCGCGCCATCATCCGGCATCACCACATTACTGCGGTTATAGGTCCACACCTTATCTGATGGTCGGTCCTGCACGAACGTCAGCGTCTGCCCGTTCCATACCGGCATACAGCGCATCGCCGAGCAGAAATCACTGAGCACATCCCACGCCTTGCGCTGTGTGGTCAGGTACGCATTACAGGTGATGCGCGGCTCCGTGCCGCCAAAGCCGTCCGGCACCGACTGGTCGCAGTACTGGCCGATGACATACAGCGCCCATTTATCCACATCCGCCGCACCAAGACGTTTCCCCATGCCGTAGCGCGGATGGGTCAGCATATCCCACAGACACCAGGCCATGTTGTTGCTGTATGCCGGTTTAAACGTTCCGTCCCAGATACCGCTGTATTGCCGCGTCTGCGGGTTATAGTTCGACGGCACCTGCAGAATGCGCCCGCGCAGATGATAATTACGGCTCACCTGCTGGCTGCCGAACTGCTCCGAATCCACCTGTACGCCGACCAGTGCCGTGTTCGGGTAGCACTGTTTCACATCGATGATTTCGGTGTATGACGACCAGAGCGTTTTGTTCTGCAGCTGGTCTGTGGTGCTGTCCGGCGTCATCCTGCGCATCCGGATATTAAACGGGCGCGGCGGCAGGTTATCCACCACCACCGAGGCCAGATACTGCGAGGTGGTTTTGCCCTTAATGGTGATGTCTTTTTCCGTCACCCAGCCACCATTACGCTGTATCTGAACCAGCAGGCGAACTTCCGACGGATTCCGGTCCCCCTTTGAGGTGGTTTCCACCAGTGCCTGCACACCGAAGGTAAAGCGCAGACGGTCGATGTTTGCAGACGTGATGGTGCGGGTGATCGGCGTGTCATATTTCACTTCCGTACCCAGCACCGTCTCGGAGCCGGAGGATTCAAACCCCTCCGGCGGTGTCTGCTCCTGCTCACCGGCACGGAACACCACCGTGACACCGGAGATGTTGGTATTCCCCTCAGTGTCCAGCACCGGCGTACTGTTCAGCAGCACGCTTTTTAATCCATCCACCGGACCTTCAACCGGCCCTTCACTGATGGCGTCTATCACGCTCAGCATCTGGGATGATTTCAGGTTGTCCTTCGCTTCGCGCGGGGTATGCCCCTTACTGCTGCCTTTACCCATTCCTCACGCTCCAGAAACGACAAAACCGCCCTGAGGCGGTTTCACATAAAACGTTTTGCATCAGCGACCAATCACCACAACCTGACCACCGTCCCCTTCGTCTGCCGTGCTGATCTCCTGAGAAGCCACCCGCGACCCCACGCGCATTTCACCGTACAGAACGGGCAGAACATTGCCCTGGGCAACCATGTTATCCAGTGAGGAGAAATAGGTGTTCTGCTTACCGTTATCCGTTGTCTGTGTACGGGGAGTTCTGGCTTTCGGTGCCAGCATCTGCGCCACACCGCCAAGGATCATACTGGCCCCCGCAGCATACATGCCCGATACAGCCGCAGCTCCCAGCCAGCCCACAGGGTTCCACCACGCCACTGCAATCAGCGCCGCACCCAGCACCGCCTGAAACACACCGCCACTTTTTGCTCCCGCAAGACGCGGAACGATGTGGATCACGGCACCATTTTTCAGCGGCTCATTAAGACGGGCTGATAATTCGTTTTCGCCTGCATCACGCCCGGCAATGCGCACCTGATACCAGCCATCGCTCAGTTTCTGACGAAACGCCGGGATCTGCATGGCCAGCGCCCGGATGGCTTCGGCCCCCGTTTTCACACGAAGGTCGATGCGGCGGCCAAATCGTTGCAAATCCCCGTAAAGGCAGATACGTGCCATGCCCGGTGACGCCAGAGGGAGTGTGTGCGTCGCTGCCATTTGTCGGTGTACCTCTCTCGTTTGCTCAGTTGTTCAGGAATATGGTGCAGCAGCTCGCCGTCGCCGCAGTAAATTGCGGCGTGATTCGGCACCGATGAACCAAAACAGCACAGCAGCACATCGCCCGGCTGTGCCGCTGACAACGGCACCTGATACAGCCCCGTCGCCTCCAGATTATCCAGATAGAGATTCTGGCCGTTACGCCACCAGTCATCCTCACGATGAAAATCAGGCATCTCAATTCCCGCCAGATGGTAAGCATCCCGGAGCAGCGTGTAACAGTCCGTCACCCCGTGCTCAAAGCGCCGCCCGGTAAGATGCGGCACACAGCGGAACTTGTGAATCGCCCCCCGGCAGACCAGCCACCACGGCAAATCACTCTGCACCTGCAGCCGCCGGTCGGCCTCACTCAGCCAGGGCAGACCACCGGGGTGGCTGTGGACCAGCGCCACAATCTCACCCTGCATTTCTGCCTGCAGCCAGTCTTCCGGCGACATACGGAAATACGCCTCCGGCTCACCGGAGATATTCACGCAGGGAAAATATCTTTCCCCCTCCGGCGTGCTTACCACGAAGCCGCACGACTCCGCTGGCGCACATCGCCGGGCGTGCGCCAGAATCGCTGATTCTGTCTGTGTCATGGGATTTACTGCGAAAGTTTGTTAATGGAAAGGAAGCCGCCAAAGTTGCCGACGTTATTGCGGAACTTACAACCGCTCAGGCATTTGCTGCATTTATCCTTCGTGATATCGGACGTTGGCTGGTCATATTCATCCGCGACAGCCGGACCGCTATAACCGCACTCGTCACCGCGATAGGTCCAGGTGCAGGTGTTGGCCAGCATGATACGTCCCGGAAAAACAGCGCCATCCGTTTCCGTCGGCGTGGACAGTACAAAGGAGGCACTCACCGCGCTCAGTTCGCTGCACTGCTCAATGCGCCAGCGGCTGATCACCTCCTGCTCCGGATCGGCGTAACTGTTTCCGTTGACGAAGTTCACCGCATCCAGAAAACGGGCGTAAACCTTACGCCGGACCACCGTTCCGCCGACCAGACTCTGCATATCTTCCGCCATCCCGGTGACCATGCCGTACAGATTAGAGACTTTAAGCGTTGGCCTTGCACTGGCTCCTTTGCCGTTCATCTCAAATCCGCTTCCCTGAATGGGATAAGCCTGATACTGCCGCCCCTGCCAGGTGACTGGTTCACCTTTTTCGTTCTGCTCATTACAGAAGAAATAACGATCTCCGCCGACCTCTGTCAGATCAATTTCCCAGAGCACGACCAGCGCGGATTGCTCCGTTTTAGTGCACTCATTGAGTGTTTCCTGCTGTATATCCTGCATCAGTGAGTGACCTCTTCAAAGGTACAGTTAAAATCGGTATACATGGCATTATCCGAAATGCTCCACTCCCTGCAGACAACCCGGACAGTCCTGTTGTGTTTTGGCGGACGCCACAAAAAAGCACGAATCCCGGCATGACGGGATAAAAAACTGTCCAGCGCGGCACGGGAATATTCATCTGTGACACGAAATACCGGTTTAAACGTTTTCAGATCCGCATTCAGACCACCAGCCCGTCGCTGTTCATATCCGTCACCAAACTTTACCGTAATAACTGATGGCTTTCGTGTCGTCTCCATCCCCTCACGGGGGATCCAGTTAAAAACTTCAGGCTCAGGCACTGTACAATCCTCCATCCCGACGCGATGACTGCATAATTGACACAACCCTGCTGTCGATCAGATCCACCAGTCCCCTGGCTGAGCGCGCATCTATCTCGCCATTGCTCCCTTGATTCTGAATGCTGATGTGATACACGGGAGAATAAACAAATCCACCGCCACCATTCACATCTCCAATGGCCCTGACCCCAAGAGAGCCGTCCGCTGCCCGTGTCAGTGGCATGATTGCTTCAGGCCCGGCCTCGCCCATCAACCCGGCCCCCTTCGCAAAAGCAAAATACGTCGGTGTATCCACAATAGTGTTACTGTAAGCACTCAGATTTGCCGATGTGTAAACACCACCTTTTGCGTTTGCCACTGCCCCCGAAATCCATCCGCCGACCGTACCAAGCCACCCTCCGGCACCGGAGAGTGATTTCAGTCCGTTAACAATGGCTGCATTCATCAGAATTTTTGAAACTTCCCGGAGAACTGAACTCCCCCAGTTCCTCCAGTCCACAACATTTCCGGCCAGTGCATCGGAAATATTTGATACCAGCCCGTCCATAGTGGAAACGACAGCATCTGCCGCCTGCGAAGCATAATCGGTGGCACTGTCTGCCCAGTTGGTCAGCCCCTCCTGGAGTCCTGCATTCCAGTTATTACGTAAAGCATCGGCCTTTGCATAATAATCCTGCTGATCGCTGAGACGCTCTTCCAGATATTTTTTATTCAGTTCTTTCTCCTGTTTCCACAGGGCTTCTTCAATTTCTCCGGCCTGATACTGTCTCAGCAGCTCGTTATTTTTCTGCTCAAACTCATGCCGGATACTCCACATTTCCTGGAGTCGTTCACGCATCCGTGAGCCTTCACCATATCCCAGTAACTGCGCGTCGTTAGACGCCCGGGTACTGGCATTACTGTCCGCCAGGCTGCTTTCATACGCAGCAAGCTGCTCACGAATCTTTTTCTGGTCGATGAGTGCTGCATTCTGCAAAAGCGTTTTTTTCTGCGCTTCTGACAGGGTTGATAATTCGCCCTGACTGACCTGATATTTCATCTTAGCCAGTTCAGTATTCTGCCCTGCCAGTGCTATCTGTTCTTTTTGCTGTTTAATCAGCCGTTTATAAATATCTTCTGTTTTTTCCGCTTCGGTCTTTTTATGCGCTTTGGGTTTATTTGCCTGGTTATTTCGCCAGGCATCCAGTGAGTTATTGATATAATTCTGTCTGGCTGTCTGATACGCCTCTCCCACAAAGCCAAGATCATCCGCAGCATAGCCCAGTCGAGCACGCTCACGCGCTTCCCCCTTAAGGCGGGACAGAGCCAGTTCGCGCTTGCTGTTATTCAGTGCGGTCTGCTGTTTATCATCCAGGGTTGCCTGTGGTAGCCGTAACGGTACATTCACCAACCCCTGTCGCTGCTGAAGTAATTCATTACCAAGCCCAAGAAGGCGATTAAACTCGGTATGCTGCCCATTCATGATCAACAGGGACTGATACGCTTTGTTTTGTTCCGCCGCCTGTTGACGGATCAACGCAACCCGCCGCTCCTCCAGCCCGGCAAGCACATCCTGAATGGATTGCGCTTTGCCCTGCATTTGTGTGAGACGGGACTGTTCAACTGCCAGTTGATTTGTTGCTTCTGCAAGCCCTTCTGTGACTGTTTTTACCGACGTCATGTGGTTAATCATAAAACCGTTATCGGTTGTCCAGCCCGGGTTTGCCAGCACATACTGATAGCCAGCAATTTTTTCCTGTAAGGATTTAATCTTACTTTTCTGCTCGTCAATTAACCTGTTTTGCTCATCAAGTGCCTGCCGCGTCTTTTCCTCATTATCTGACGCTTCAGGAAGCGACATTGCCGACGTTTTCTGGCGAATTTCGTCGATTGTTGCGGCATACTGGCGTGCAGATTCTCTGGCCTGCTCCTGATTCTGATACATCGTGTACCAGGCCGTCGCCCCCAGCATGACGAGTCCCGGCACACCACCAACCAGCCCCAGCGCACCACTTAACAGACGACTCCCCACTGACGTGACAGTATTCAGCGTTGTCTGCGCCGCTGTTCTGGCCGCAATATTACGGGTAAGTGACGCCTGAGCAGCTGTCAGCTTCGCTTCTGCTGCGGCCTGCCTTTCGGTACCGCGAGCAGCAACAACCGCCTGTTGCGCACGATAAACCGCCGCACGCGCTCTGGCGGTTGCTATCTGTGTCCCCCGAAGTTGCGCTTCAGCAAGAGCCACTTCGTTTCTGGCTGCAGTAATTAATCCGGCAGTTGCAGATCCAGCAGACGACGCCATATTGCCAAAATATCGGGCTACCCCGACGGCAACCAGTGCGCCAGCTGCAGCAGCCACGGTATCAATATTGTCTGCAACACCATTCAGCACACCGGAGAGTGTCTTTGTCACTCCGCTTGCCTCGTTCGCACCACCAACCCAGGCCATAAAGGCGTTTTCAACTTTGGTTGCAGAGGATGAAACAGTATCAGGCATTGCTGCATATTCATCACGCAACGCCCCAAGCTGACTAATCAGTGCAGGAACAACCTTATCGGCGGTCAGTTTTCCGTTATCCGCCATGGCCTTCAGATCCTTACGGGCAACCCCCATTCCCGCAGCCAGCGCACGAATAACACGATCGCCGTTCTCATTCACCGAGTTAAACTCTTCACCGCGCAGCACTCCCTGCGCCAGTGCCTGACTGAACTGCATGATCACCGAACTGGCTTCTGCTGTACTGGCACCGGATAATTTCAGGCCCGTGGAGATCGCCTCGGTGACTTTCAGTACCTCCTCAGAACTGTAACCATACTCCCGCATGGAAGCTGCAGAACGGGCAAAAAGGCTGGCGTTATCAGAAAACGCCGTCCCCGTTCTCTGGCTGATCGCCATTAATTCACGCTGTGATGCCTGAAAATCATCACTGGACTGTGAGGCCTGCTTCAGACGGGCATTTACTGAATTCCACTCATCGGCGAGAGAAATAAGATGACCGGTAGCAAAAGCCCCGGCAAATGCCCCCGCCATATTCAGTGCCGAAGATTTAGCTGTATTTATCTGATCCGTCACTTCTGCCAGTGCACGCCGCATTTCACGGGAGGCAGCAGCAGACTGTTGGCCTCCGTTCTGCATGGTGCGGTAGTAATCCTGCCCCATACGCGAAGCCCGGGAGATCTCTGACTGGAATGACCGGGAGTTTGCCGAGATTTTAATAATCAGTTCACGTAATGTCGCCACACTCATTCTCCGGACGAAAAAAAACCGCCGAAGCGGTTATGTTGACTCACTGAGACACTATTAAAAGCGCGTTTTCCAGTCCGGCAAATGGATCTGAAGCGCCTTCTGTCTGCTCCTTCTCCCACTGAAGAAGCGCATCATTCAGTGACACTTTGACCCCCTGCGCACCGTAAATAGCTGAAACAATCTGGGCAGCCCGGAAATCAGCCCGTTCGTCCCCCAGCGGGCTGAACCTGTCAAATTCTGCCCACATCATGATTTCTGATGCGGACATTTCCCGGCGTAACTCTGACAATGTGCGCCCCATCCTGAGCGCCAGCATCATCAGAAAACGCATCCCCGGAAGCGCTACTTTTTTTTAACCTCGCCGGCATCACTGATCAGTTCCAGAGACTGCCGAAGAAGCCGCGCATGCACCGGGCCATACACGGCAATCACCTGTTCACGATCATCCTCTGAAAATACGGGTTGCAGTCCGGTATCACACAGAACATCAATGAACAGTTCAACATCTGCCTCCAGATTTCGGCGGGCGCGCTCCGCAACGGATAACGGTGTCTCATCATCTTTTGCTTTAACGATCTCCTGCCAGCGCAACCAGGCTTCTGCAGAAGGTTCCCGTAACACAACCGTTGCTCCCTCCCATTCAGGCACATCAACGGTTTTATGGCGAAACCCCGACATCGTTGCCAGTGCCAGATTACGGATATTTTTAGTCATCACATCCATCCTCATTAACTGACGGTTACAGTGCAGGAAGTGGAGGTCACTTTGTTAACCGGGCTCGCTGAATCAGAAATCTCGCAGGTATACGCACCGGCATCACCGGATGCTGCTGATGCCTTACTGAACGTTGCCGCCGTCTGTCCGGAAACAGGAGAACCACCTTTTTTCCAGGCATAAGAATAAGGCGGCACACCACCCACAGCCTCAACCGCCATTTCAAGTTTCGCTCCGGAAGCAACCCGCAGCGTGCTTTTTAAATCGACCTTCACTTTCAGCTGCTCTGTCGTCAGCACAGGCTTACCTTTCAGGCGCAGAGAAAACGTTGCAGCCACAACACCATTGGTTCCTGCAGACCAGGTATGCTGACGCACCTCTGCCATAAAGGTAAATCCGTTGCCTGACGGAAAAATAACTTTAAAGCCATACGTGGTGTCATTGTCATAGGCACTGCGCAACGCGTTCTGGGCAGCATTCAGATAAAAGTTGCCTGACATGGAAATCTCTGAAGCAGCCCCAAGACCGTTAATATTTTCCTGCTCAACAGAATACAGCGTGGTGACATCAATATCCTGCTTTTGTCCTGCGGTAAACTGCACCTCTTTGATTGTACAGCTCAGGCCAAGATAGCTGGCAGAATCCAGGGTTTCTGCTGTTACCGGTGCAGACGAAATCATAATTTTCGTCAGTTGCGAACGCTCAAAATTAGAGGACATACTCGTCTCCTGAAAATAAAAAAACCCGCCAGCGGCGGGTGGGTAAAATCATTAATGACCTCAGGCTATTACCTGGAATTCAAGCGTGGCTCTGCTCAGACGGGAGTCAGGATCATAACCCTGCGTTTTAGAAATAACGGAGGGTGCCAGTTTTCTTACCGCATCAAGCGCCTGCTCACGAATATTATCTGCGTCATCAGGTACTGTCGCCCAGACATCGATCTGCACGGTAATTCTGGATTCAGCCTGCCCATCAAGCACATCAGATACCGTGTCAGACACCACAGAAAACACCAGCCACGGCGGAGATACTGCAGGCTTTCCCTCCGTCAGCGGGACCACATAAGGATAAACCTGTCCTCCGGCCAGCTGAGACAACAGGGAATACAGTGTGCCCTCCCTCATTTACTTAAGACCTCATCAATAGCCTGATTCATTCGCTGTATGGCAACCTGCGCCGCCAGCTCCTCTGTCGTATCGAAAGCCGGGCGAATGAATGGATGCGCGGGCATGTTTATCGTTCCCAGCTCCACAAAGCGCCAGTAAAATGCATTTCGGGGATCGCTGGCTTTCATGCTGTTATCACTGTTTCCGGTTCGCAGGTTCCGTCCGCGAATGTGGACACCCGAGATAATTTCCCCCCGACGCTTTGAACGCTGAGTGAGAACAACCACATTTTTCTTCAGTTTCCCGGTTCGCTCCGGCGCACGTTCAACAACTGCATCCCGCATAACTTCAGCACCGGCACGGGTGGCATCGCGCAGAACCTTATTGTTTTCTGCCCTGCTGAGCGTCTCCAAATCCCGTGCAATATCCGCCAGGCCGGAAAAATCAAGACTGAAATCCATCACACATTCCCCTTCAGGCTGCAGAGTATTTCAAGCCGGGTAGCGCGTGCATCCGGTATTGGTGGACCTTCTATACCCAGAATGGCCCCTTTAAATGCACCGGTCAGCACTTTCAGACGTGAAGTCGCTGTCACATCGCGCCGGAATCTCATCCAGACTCTGACCGTAGCCTGAGCGGTTTCTGCTCCGCCTGAGATTATCTCCCTCCCGCTGATACCCTTAACTTCTGCCCATACGGTAGCTCCCTCCGTCACCGTCTCCACCGGATGCCCTGACGGAGAGCGGGCGGTGGTGACATTCAGAATAATTACGCGATCACGTAATCTGCCCGCCTGCATGTCTCCTCCTACAAAGGAATAAAACGATAAGGCTCCAGCAGAGAAGAAAAACCAAACGGGACTGGTGCCTTACTGACATCTGAGGAATTTTCCCGGTTTTCGCACCAGTGCCCGACCAGCAACATGAGCGCCAGCAAAACATCATCAGCTATAAGCACCCCTTCAGGATCACCTTCCGGCACCGTCTCCTCATAAAGCTTACGGTTGATAAAATTTTCTGCCTTGCGGCAGGCAGCCCGGAAATACAGCATCAGTAACTCATCATCAGTTGCATCATCTGTATCAATACGGCACTGCGCCCTGAGTTTTTCCACTATTGCTGCCATCAGAAACTCCTGCCCGCAACACTGTGCGGGCATAAAAAAACCGCGTCGGCGCGGTCTGTAACTGAACAACGAGTGGTTATTTGCCAGTGAGCGCCTTGATGGCTGCCACATCTTCCAGCACACAGTCAAAACGATGGAAAGCCAGAAATGCCACCTGATCAAACTCAGCATAACGCTCAACCAGACGTTTCAGTTCCATATAAGTAACGCGGCGAATGATAAAGCGGTTGAAATCCCCCAGGAAAATGAATTTTTTTCCAGTACCAATCCCGTCAATAGCCTGATCAATAACATAAGGGATCCCCAGCACAGTAGCCGGCGTACCGCCTGCAATATCCGGCAGCCATAACGGGCGTTTCTGTCCATCCTCCATCTCTTCAATAGTCTGCAATGTGGCATCATTGAATGCCCAGCGGTATTTCGGCCCACCACGATATGCCGGATCAATGGCATGTTTCAGGGCATTCATTTCTTTCCAGGTGAAAGCGGCAGAGGCTGCAGTCTGGATGGTTCCCGTCACCGACGCTGCCAGCCCTTTTGGCTGTAACGGTGATCCCGTTCCGGTCCCCTGAACCAGATATTTTGCCTCTCCACGACCAATACGCTGGGCAATACGGTTTGCCAGATAAGATTCAATATCCACCCCACTGTCCTGGAGCAGCTCATTGGACACACGAATTATTTTTGATGACAGCTTTTTAGCCCCCAGAATAGCGGTCCCGAACGTCACATCCTGTTCCGTTGCGGCTGTATTTTCCGCCAGCAGTTCGCCCTCTTCAGTCGTGCCATCAGACGTTGACCAGGTGATATCCTGCCCGGTTGATGTGGTCAGAAGTTGCGCCACACTGGCAATCCCGCCATAAGCCTTCATGGTGTCAATGATTTTGTTACGCATCTGCGTGGGCACCGTATATCCGCCCTGAGAATCCGTTGTTACACTCTGAGCCCGCAGTTCACGCATCAGATTACGCTCTTCAGCATTCAGTTCTGCAAATCCGGCACGCAGAAAACGGTTAAATGCCGCAGCACGCTTCTCTTCCACCGCCTTTTTCCCGTTCTCCGCCTCATTATTCTGGCGCTCTTCCGGCCCGGACTCATCCACATATGCCTGATCCTGACGGCGCAACTCTTCTTCACGGGCGATTTGCTCATCCAGCGCATCCAGCTCAGCTTTCGCCCTGTTCCACTCTGCCCGTTGCTCATCAGTCCATGCGTTATCACCAATTTTTTCATGCAGTGCACGCATATCCTTTGCAATGGTGTTTCGTTTTTGCTTCATCTCATGAAGTTTCATCGTCAGTAGTATCCTTATGCATTAAGAAGGGTCAAAAGGCGCTCACGCGCCATTCGTTCATTAACAGCTTTCTTCAGCGCACCACTCGCCCGCGCTTCCTGCCAGGCTTTCATTGAGCGGACACCGGAGTCTGCGTCCTGATAGGCCGGATATGTCACCGGGCTGACGTCATACAGACGAGAAATGCGCGTGATTTCCCGGATAACAATCCCCTCGTCGTCTTCATACCAGCTCTCTCCGTCACGGGCGACACGAAACGCGAACGAGGACTGGTTAATGTCACCACGCAACATTGGAGACAGCACCAGGTCACAAATAGTCGGAGTATCCGGTGCAACAATGTCATAACGTAAACCGCGTTCATCCACCGACAATGACAATGTGCCGGCAGAACTTCGTCCGAGAATGAAATTAGGATCATGATTAAACAAGCCACGTACATCATCATTCAGTACATCATCAAAAGCCCCCGGCTTGATGATTTCACGAAATCCCCACAGAGGTTCTGAACGACTGTTAAATACCGAGCCATACCCCAGAATGTGGGTCGGGGCATTATCATATTGTTCCGCCCGCACCTCCCCGCTGTAACAGCGCGTTTCACGGTCATTCATCGTTCTTTTCCTCTTTGCCTTTCGTATCTTTAAAGTTATTCAACGGATTTGCTGCATTTACGCTGACCAGCATTTCATCCAGACCGTCAACCGGGTTCATATCCTCAAATGCCCTGGCTTCATTCCGACTCATCCAGCCATCTGTAATGGCAAAGTGATAGAACTGCGCACGCTCCTGTGGGGTCCCACGGAGCAACCCCGTGAGGTTAAAACGAACGTAATACCCGGCAGCCCGTTCTGTACGGGTAAACAGGCGACGGTTAAGCTCCTGCTCCCAGTTCGCAACCCAGGGCATCATCGTGTAGCGAACAAACTGAATCGCCTGCTGCGTAATATTCGAAAATGTGGCTTTTTCCAGGTCATTAATCATGTGCGCCGGGACATTAAAAATCCCTGCAATCATCGACCTGTTCAGCTTGGTCATATCAATGATCTGAGCATCCACCGGAGAAACTGTCAGAGCGCGGTAATCCAGTTGCGCAGGCAACAGCATGGTTTTATTTTCCTGGCTGCGAAGCGCTGTCACCGCCCGCTGCCACATATTTTTAAGCCTGCCCCAGCTCTGTTCGTTCAGTTCATTTTTCACAGAAATAATACCGGCAGGACGGGCATTACCGTTAAAAAAGGCGCTGGTATACTGCTGGCCACTCATTCCCATACCAATGGTTTCAGCATGCTGCATGATCGGGCTCAGTCCCATTTTCTGATTGTTTCCCAGCGCCCTGATATGGATCATGTCGTCCGGACTTACCGCAAATGCACCCTCTTCGTTATACACCCCGTAAGTATGACGCCCACCGGTGTTAAGTAACGTGGTTTCCCATGGCATACAGCATTCAAGGCTGGTAACCTCTCCACGACGATTACGTTTTACCCACGTATAACCATTGCCCCACCCCAGCACATGACGCTGCTTCAGTTCCCGCCACTTATAGCTGGTCTGCCAGGCATTAGGTTCATCATGAACGAGCCAGAACAACGGATGATCGCGTGCAGGCTGAACATGCTCATTCGTTTTTCGCATCACATGCAGGGGCATCTGAGCCACACTGGATGAAATAACATAAATACAGGCATAGACAGCAGCCAGCTTCATGGATGTTTCCGGACTGACATACACATCCCGGGCAAAAATATTATCCGTCTCAGCGGCCTCTCCGGTTACCGGAACCGAGGGATTTTCCAGAGACTCACTGCGAAACAGAGCATCAAGAAGCATGTTTTCTCCTCATGGACACTACCAGTGCATAAAGCAGCAACAAACAGCCCGACAGCATCAGAGACGCTGGCAGACCTGCATACAGATAAACGCCAGCAGTGAGCAAACCGAAACCGATCAGCCCGGTCATATCAGTAATAAGCTGTTTCACAGAATTAACAGGTCCTCATCAGGATCAAGCGTGGACAGAAAGTCATTCACGCCCCCGCCATTTACCAGAAAGCGGCTCATGGCCGTAAAAAGCGCAACAGGGCCGTCGATTTTGGCTTCAGGCGTGGATTTATTCGGGAAGATGTTGTCGTTTTTGTCCGGTTTTACCGTAACGTTAGACATCATCCAGTTCATGACCGGATGATTGCTGTGATGGAAACGCCCGGCATAAACCAGTGATTCCGTTTCCTTCATGGCCTCTGACAGATTGCGGACCGTCTGCGGAACCTCCACCAGCGGTATCCCTTCTTCAGCCAGTGCCAGGCTGAACTGCATTGCGCTCCACGGGTCAAATCCCAGTTCCCTGAGGTTTTCACCGCCAATCCATTCCAGTAAGTCACTTTTTATCTGAGCATGATCGATAACATCACCATCCGTCAGGATGAGCTTATCCATCTCCGCCCACTTCCGGTAAAGTTCTGCCTGCTGCCGCGAGCATCGCTCCAGCCGTCCTTCCGGAAGCCAGAATTTAAAATCAGCATGAACATGTCCGTTATCGGTTCGCCAGAGTTTTGCCGCCGCACAGATATCAATCTTATGAGCAAGGTCGACGCCGACCCACATGGGATATGTTTTCAGCTCATGTTGTGGAGCAATGTATTCGCACTTCTCCCACTTAATCATATCCATCCAGGCAGATTCGGCAGTGACCCACACATTCATGTGTTTGGTAAAAAAATTCACCCGCGCAGAGACCTGCTCCTTCGCTTTTTTCGCCAGACGACGCAGATCATCCCAGCGTTTACAGATGCCCAGGCCAGGATTCGCTTTCTGCCAGACCGTTTCATCAAACGGATCATCTCCCTCATCGAGCGTGTAAATGATCGCAAAGTAGGAGTCGTCTTTTACCGCGCCCTCCACGTCGCTGTTATAGCCTCGCAATACCTTAATGGCGTAATCGCGCTGCTCGTAGCAAATCCCTTCCTTGTTAAAGCCAGCCGTGGTGATGCCAAATAACAGAGACTGCAGACGGGCACCGGTTGCCGTTTCCAGAACGTCCCACACGTCACGGGTTTTATGAGCATGCAGCTCATCAATAATGGCGCAGTGGATGTTCAGACCGTCCAGGTTGTTTGCATCCGAGGAAAGCGGTTCAAATTTTGATGCGCTCTGCTCCTGGTAAATCGCCAGCTTGTTGAAATCAAACAACCGCCCGAGTGTCGACCGGGCTTTTCTGACCATATTTTTGGCGTCTTCAAACACAATTCTGGCCTGGTCACGCGTGGTTGCGGCTGAATACACCTCAGCCCCGCCTTCACCATCTGCCCCCGTCATATACAGACCGATACCCGATGACAGGGTTGATTTTGCGTTTTTACGGGCAACTTCGTTGTATGCTGTCCGGAACCGGCGCACCATCACCGGGCGTCCACTGCCATCGCTGCGCATGACAACTTCCCCGGTTTCTTCATTCACCAGCGGAATGACAAAACCAAAAATATTAATGAGGATAAACACATGCCAGTCCATCAACTCAATGGGCTGACCTGCCAGCGCCCCTTTCACATGGGGTACAAATTTGTAGAAATTAAGGATGTGCTGTGCACGGGGTTCACTGAAATAAATCCCCCGCTCTTCGCCGTACTTCAGATCATCAAGAAAACGCTGGCAGGCCAGACGGACAAATTCGCCAGCAACAATTTCTCCTGCAACAACACGTTCGGCGTAGCGGATCCCGTCAGCCACTTTTGCCATCAGTCTCTCGCTTTTAAAAGCTCTGCCAGCGGATCAACATCATCCGGTCCGGCGGTATTTACTTTCGCCCGGCTTGCCGGTGACATACCAAACTCTGCAAGCATCGCCCGAATCCGCTTCCAGGCATCAGCCTTCATCGCAGCAGCCGGGTGTGCCTTGATCAGCACATCGCCATTCTGCGTTTCCGTGCGGTAGGTATAACCCTCAACATCGAGTATTTCGCAGTGATGCCGGTATTCGGTGTAGGCTTCCACCAGTAACTCGAGCGCACGTGCATCGAGCTGAGAAATGATCCCTTCCGCATTCAGCTCTTCCGCCATTCGCCTGAACCAGTACTTCCCCTGCGCCCCTAAATGTTGCGGAATTTTAGGGAGACCTTTTTCATCCTTTTTAGCGGTTTTTTTGGAGTCTTTAACTGGCCGCTTTGAGGGGTTACCTCGTATCAAATGCAGGCGTGGCGGGGTTTTCGGGGGTCCAGACATAATCGATTTTACCTATCAATCATTTAATCACATTCCAAAAAAAAGTTTTCGAACCTGCGGCGATGCGAGGAAAGGTCAGGCGGCGGTACTGAGCAGCCAGGGTTGCAGAGATTTGACCTGCCCCTCCCCTACAGATGGGAACTGTTATCAATTGAGGCGTTCGCGCGCTGTTTTTGCTTTATGACAGGGCCAGCACAGACTCTGCAGGTTACTGTCTGCATCCGTGCCACCATGAGCTTTCGGAATGATGTGGTCCACAGTTCTGGCTTCAACGGCTCTCCCATTGCGCAGGCAGTTCTGACACAGATGATTATCACGCTTCAGTATGCGCGCACGTATGGCATCCCATTTCGAGCCATAGCCACGCTGGTGGCGGCTCAGTCCGCGTTGATGCTGTACCCATCCTTCGCCACGATGTTTATCGCAGTAACCAGAACTGTCTGTGGTTGTACCTGCACATCCACGCTTACGGCAGGCGCGTGGGATTCGTGGGGGCATATGTACTCCAATGAAGAAGCCACCGACATAGCCTCCTCCATTCATAGTGAAACTATTTTCATCTACCCAGTAATGAATTCTTTGTAGAGTTGTGATCAATACAACTCACTAATGGAGAGGCTTGTCCAACACGTTGGACAAGTTTCCTGTTTGATTTACTGGACACTATAGAAGGACAGAATGCCTTCATCACTCGAATAACATCAATTAAGGAGGTTCAACATGTTTCATTCCACAAATCATCAGGCTGTAATTATGGCTGCATCAGCTTGTGCCACAGACCTTTTCCGCTTCACTTTGAGCCTGATTCATTTCTACCTGACCGGCTCGCCTCTATCTTTTTAATCCCCGCTTTATCCAAATTGCATTGCCAGAATGCCGACAACAGACTGACATTCAAATCCTGACTACCTCCAATAGGCTGAGCATCCACCTATATAGTTTTAATTTTCATCAATCCATTTAACTATCGTTTAATTGTTGTCACATAGGATTCTGCCGTTTTTAACAATGCAGGATAATAAGATGAAAAAAATGTTGTTTTCTGCCGCTCTGGCAATGCTTATTACAGGATGTGCTCAACAGACGTTTACTGTTGGAAACAAACCGACAGCAGTAACACCAAAGGAAACCATCACCCATCATTTCTTCGTTTCGGGAATTGGACAGGAGAAAACTGTTGATGCAGCCAAAATTTGTGGCGGCGCAGAAAATGTTGTTAAAACAGAAACCCAGCAAACATTCGTAAATGGATTTCTCGGTTTTATTACTTTAGGCATTTATACTCCACTGGAAGCGCGTGTGTATTGCTCACAATAATTGCATGAGTTGCCCATCGATATGGGCAGCTCTATCTGCACTGCTCATTAATATACTTCTGGGTTCCTTCCAGTTGTTTTTGCATTGTGATCAGCCTCTCTCTGAGGGTGAAATAATCCCGTTCAGCGGTGTCTGCCAGTCGGGGGCTGGTTGCATTATCCACGCCGGAGGCGGTGGTGGCTTCACGCACTGACTGACAGACTGCTTTGATGTGCAACCGACGACGACCAGCGGCAACATCAGCGCGCAGAGTTTCATTTTCAGCTTTCGCATTGGCTAATTCTCTCGAGTACTTTGCATCGAGTGCAGCAACATCACGCTGACGCTGCTGCATGTCAGCGATAGTGGCGATCGCCTGCTTCAGCTCACTGACTTTTTTATCACGCTGTTCTTTGTAGGCGATGGCGTTATCACGGTAATGATTGACCGCCCACGACAGGCAGACGATGATGCAGATAACCAAAGCATAAATAATCGCGGCGACTCTGCTCACTGCTCTATCCCCCAACAGGCTAATGCGCTTTCCTGGTCACGACGAATAACCTGTCCATAGCAGTTATTTGAACGTATGCGGCAATCGCGCCCACCATCTTTTATCCACCAGCGAATCGCCTCGCATGCGCCCTTACGATCACCGGCATTCAGCCGCTTATAAAACGTCGACGGGAAACACTTACCGGGGCCAATGTTATAGGGACAGAATGACGCTATACCCGCTTTTTGTGGTTCGGTCAGTAGTACTTTAATATTGCGCTCCACCCATGCCAGCGCCTTATCACGCTCAATGGCGTTGACCTGGTCGCATTTTTCCTTCGACAGTTTCATACCGGGAAAAACGGGTTTTCCATCCACCATCGTGGCACCCCGACAGATGGTCCAGATGCCGGACCCATCGCGGTATGCCGTTGTGTGGTTACCTTCTTTTTCATCCAGAAACTGGTCGAGAATATCAGGCGCGGGCGCACCGACGGCAATCAGTGCCAGAACGGCAGCCGACAGGCCGTATCTGATTTTTGCGTTCATGGATATTTATCAGGATTTATCGGTTTCTGCCCACGGACAGGTTTATCTGTTCCGGTCAGTGACTTAAGGTTGTGATTCCGGAGGAGTCTTCAGAGAACCAGTAATTCTTCCCGGTAGCTTTCCTTTGTAGGTTATCCATACATTCTGCGCCTCTAAAATTACGGGGCGCTTTTCCGGCGACTGCTCATCCCCTTCACATAACCCGGCAGCAACATCCAGGAAGACCTGTCTGATACTCATTCTGGCTGCTGCCTCATAAAACTCCAGCGCGGCACCTTCAACACGGTCCAGCGAGATGTCCAGGTCAAAAATTTCACCGTCAAAGCGTTTTTTGTCCCGTAACGCTAAAGTTACCGTAACTTTATTCTCAAAATTGCGGATCCCTTTCACAATCAGTTCATAGTTTTGAGTCATTGAATTACTCTCCCCGTGCCGCCTTACGACGGTCCTCTCTGATTTTGAAATACAGGTTAGTCAGATATGTCAGCAGCCCAAACAGCAGACTCCCCAGCACGCCTATTGCCGCCCACTGAGACGGGGAAACCCTGTCCAGCAACTGCAGGAACCAGTAGCCCGTTCCCACCGCTGACGTGGTGTATGACACACCTGTTGTGATTTTTTCCATCTGGTCCATACCCCGTCTCCCGTTATCCGGAAGCTGACAACAATAAAAAAGCCACCAGTTAACTACTGATGGCTCTGATAACTCATGCAAGCGTCTCAGACGATCCACTGACACTACCGGTGAGTTTAACGATACCTTCCATTTGACTGGCTCACTTTTTATGATGATGCCGGTGTATTTATCTCCAGCACCAGACTTTCTATCTCAACGCCATACGTTGCATTTTTGGTAATATCCGTCAGCGTCAGTGCATTTAGTCCCACTGCCAGACCGTCTTTTATGGTCTGGAATGCCGGGCCAGTACGATGACGTAGTATCACTCCGGCTCAGTTGCACCACTGACCACCACATCACCTTCTGCTGCAATCGCCTGCATCAGGGTATAAGGGGTTATGGCCACCGGACTACCAAACGGCTGCCAGCCCTCTTTCAGTTTATGTGTCAGCTTTTCCGCAAGATCTGACGGCGGCGCCGCCCTGACAACATCATAGTGTTTAAATGCCATGGTTCTTTCCACCATCTGAAAAATAATTCTTTAAAATACCAGACATGTAACACAGAAAAAACACAAAACCATACCTTAAATAGAAACCTGATCATCAAGCAGATATGCATGGATAAACTACAAGACGAGATATAAACCACCCTGCATTTAAATAAACAATAAACAACATCAGAAAAATAATTCTGCTCTATGGTTTATATTCAAAAATATCATTTATACTTTTCAGAACATCACCAGCAAGGCATAAACAAGGAAGCTAAATGAAGTGGATTGTAATTGATACAGTTATCCAGCCATCATGCGGAATATCTTTTTCAGTCATATGGAGTAAAGTAAAATTAATAATCTGGTATCAATCGGATGCTTTCTTACCTCCTGAAAGTATATTTACACTGACTCACACAGGTATCATGCTCAATAACAAAGTGCTACCTGTAACCATTTACAACGTAGTACCATTCAATAAAACATTCTGGAATTTAATCAAAAACAGCCAGGAATGCCCTACAAATACAGATAACGTATTGAATGAATGCTTTAATAACCGTTGCATTCTGCAAATATGTCCTTATGGACTAAAACAACAAAGTCCATAAGGAGTTTACTCACATCTGACAAAATCAATATAAACAGCCCCTCCGGAGAGGGGCTGGAGAGTGGCGCTATGTGCCATTGCATGGTGCCGGGTGCCTCCCGGTGAATTCAGTACCAGCACCTGAATCCGCGATTATCCCATATACCTACTCGCTGATTACCCCTCCGCACAGGGGGATTCACCATGCGAAATTTTTTAACAAACTTCCCGCCGGCCAGACAATAATCGCCAGCCTGAATTATGAGCAACGTGGCATTTTACGGGAAAACTGTTTTCTGCAGTAAAAAGGCCCGCCGGAGCGAGCCTGGAAGGATAGCGGTCATGTGATGCCGGTTTCCCGGTAACTCAGCATCGGTATCTGAGTCAACGTTTTCTCTACTGGGTCATTTCCGATACGTTCCGCCTTCCGGCAGACTTTCATCACGTCAGAAAATATAGCACCCTGAGTAACAGGACAGTACTCAGAATTCAGGAAACTGTGACACATCCTGCACAGAAAAGCCCCTCCGGAGAGGGGCTGAAGTATAGCCTAATTTCTGTCTGTCGCATGGTGCCAGGGGCCTCCCGGTAAATTCAGCCTGTCTACTGAATTTGCATGTTCTCTGGATCATACACTTTGCCAGATGCCCCGCCGCTGAGGGGGATTCACCATGCGATGTAATTTTTAACAAATTCTCCGGCAGCCAGACAATCATCAAGCTGTGGAATTGTGAGGTATTTAAAAATTTCAACGGGTAACTGATACCCTGCTAATCGCCTGATGCTTTCTTTTTCAGCAACGGGAAAGCAACAACCACACACCCGCCACCAAAACACCATCAGACAGCACCGACATTATCCGGCTGCTGAAGTCCACCATCACCACCAGAAACAACAGGAGTGCAACCACAGCTGCTTAGAAGGCAATTGCTCTGCCCGGCTGAGCTAACAACGCTGAATACCGATAATGGACCGCCATCGGGGACCCGCCCCCGCACCAACAACCCTGTTATCGTGTCGTCTGCTCTTCCTGATAAGCTAATGGCGGTTTGTGATGGTGGCCCTTGCTGGATTTGAACCAGCGACCTGGCGATTATGAGTCGCTCGCTCTCACCACTGAGCTAAAGGGCCGGGAGTAGAATAATAACGGTCCGTAATTAATTCCGCAATAAAAAACCCGCTCGGCGGCGGGTTGTAGAAACTCTTCTAACGTCAGGCATAAAAATCCCATTATTATGACGAATTTACCACAGATTCCGGAAAAATCAACCTTGTTACCTAGTTACCTTTTTTAACTGCCGCTCAGCCCATGCTTCTTCAATATCAAACCGGGTCACCAGCGCATCATAGAATTTCTTAACTGTTTTTTCCCATGACGCGCGTGTTATCTGGTTTGTCACCTCGCATATAGCATTAAATGTCTCCGTTGATGGTAGTCTTTCATAGCCACGACCACCACAACGCTGGCAGTCTCTGATAACAGGCATACCACGTTTTACCGACTCTTCACGATGAATGGCGACACCACGCCCACGGCAATCCTTACAGGCGGTGGAAACCTCACCCTTTCCGCCACACTCCGGACAGGCAACTTTTACCACCTCCCTGACTTTTTTCCATTCTTCCCAGTAAGACGAATACACACCTTTCGTACACTTTGCCCATACCGGCGGCTTACCATCCGGATACTGGACCTTGTTTGTAAAAACTACGCTTTCAATAAATTTTTCCCCATAGCAACAAGGGCACTGCTTTTTACTCGCTGCGCTGCGGGCATAATCCTCAAAAGCGTACGAAGCCATAATGCGCATCACTAACGGTTTTATTTCTGCCGGAAGTTTTCTCAACGCCGCAACACGATCGCACCGACTGAGTGCATAATCTGCCAGTAATTCTGTTGCCCGCGCCCTGTCATTCATACTGATGCCCATTTTCCCCAGGAACGCAGAAAACCCCATCTCAGCCCGATTCTGTGTCATGCCCTGCGCGGCCATCACATCAGTGATACTCAGCGCATCTTTTGACGTTGAGGCCGATGCATCGGTCAGGCCAGGGGATTTTGGGGAGTAGTATTTCGGTAAATCTTCCAGTTTCATTTTTTGACCTGCTCTTCATGCATTATGGGGTAAATCTTCACCCCCAGACGTCCACCAGATACTGGCTGACCACGAACGATATTGATTTCATCAAACTGCTCATCGTCCATTAACACTCCCGCATGCGTCAGCGCATCCAGCGGTGCTTTCAGGATATTGTCCAGGTCGCGACGACGCTTATCCGGTGGCTCTGCAATCACCTTTATCGCCAGCCTTCCGGACAGGTTTAATTTCAGCCGCTGCTGGCGAACAATTAGCGCCACATCACGGCGATAACGCTTTCCGGCCTCCGAGATGAAATACGTATTGCCATGACGTCGCCAGTAGGTATTGCGTATTACCGTGAAG